TAATGTCCTCAACAGGATAACCAATAAAATCAAATATTTGATCTTTTAGGTCATCTTCGTTTTTTGCTTTCCATCTACCTAGACATCTTTGGTGCATCACATATTCCTCTTGGGGTGTGAATTGCAAATCGGGGTCTCCGTCTCCAACTTCTGATAAGTAGAGTTCAATTTCTGTTACTTGATAGTTCTTCATAATAAACTCTTGTCAAGTACTTTTACATTTCTTTTAAGTGTCTCATCATAGACACGAATTGAGAGTTCTCCATCAGCATCTACAAATCCATTTCGATCAAGTGCATTACCAACAATCTCCCATACTTGATGGACTTCCTCGTCAGTTAGCATTGACCCAATACTATAGTAGTGTGTTCTTTTCATAGTAATGTTTGAACTACTCCTATTATAATTATATGATACGAATATTCAATATGTCATGTGACACTAACTTAACTGTCATACTTCTCCACCATTTCTTTGCATTTGATGGGAGCATTAGACGAGAGAATATAACTAACCTCTATTTTTCTATCATCATCAAATTCTTCTCTGATATATTCTTTATACATACGCACTAATTTCTTTCTTGAATGATAACCTTCAAATCCAAGAATGGCATCATCATTATTTGACTTTCCAATAACTGCGTGGTATAACATAATCTTAGGGGTTTATTAAATACTATCTTTTACTTTCCCACTTACCATAATCTCCTAAGTCCTCAACATATATGTCATTAACTTGTTCTTTTCCTTCTAATTGTAATAAGTTATACCAATTCCACATATACGGATTTAAGCAATCGTTATCATCTATCATTACATCTAAGGTCACTCTATATCTTGTTAACTTCTTGCTTTCTGGGATAGTTTGAGACATGATTACCTCGTAAGTGAATTTAGTAGTTTATTGATACAAATATACTCATTCCACACTATATGTAGCAATTAAAACTTTTTAAGTAACTTCTCCGTTTCTGGGTCAAGTGATTCTCTTACACCAATCCAGCCATCTTGATGATGTTCCATTAACGAATCAAGGTACTCATCTTCACTTTTGTATTGAAAATCGTACTCAAACTCAAATTCCATAGTTGTTTTTATAAAGGACGAGAGGAAACAAAACTGAATCAACTGCTTAAGTTCAACTTAAAAGCGTTTTCCTCTGGGTATCCACTACCTTGAAAGTCTTATGTTGATCGGGTTTGTTTCCCCACTATTAATATAAACCACACGCACGAATAATGCAAGTATGTGTGTGTAACCTAACAAACTGGCACACTTACACGAAATCTTCCAAGTTTATAGTGTATTGTGATACACGATTCTGAATTAAATCATTATAAGATTCATGCAACTCACAACCGATATAATAACGACCTAATGATTTTGAGACCATACCAGTAGTTCCCGAGCCCATGAAAGGGTCAAGAATTATATCTTCCTTCTGACTACCAGCCATAATACAAGGTTCAATTAACTCTGGTGGAAATGTTGCGAAATGGGCTCCCTTGTATGGTTTAGTGTTTACTGTCCATACACTTTTTTTTCTCTTTAATCCTTTGCCATCTATAGTTGATTCTTTAATTGCATCTACATCAAAGTAATAGTTTTTACTTTTACTGAATAGAAAAATATATTCATGTGATTTGGTGCATCTATCTCTCACACTTTCTGGCATAGGATTTGGTTTATTCCATATTATATCTTGCCTTAAATACCACCCATCTTTTCTTAATGCAAATGCCAACAGCCAAGGGATTCCAATTAAATCTTTACTCTTATATCCCTGTAATTTATTACCACGAACTGGGGAAAAATTGGGTAAATCTTGATTTGTTTTACTTACTGTTTGTTTTGGATAATTTCCATCACTACGATAATTATAATAACTATCTCCTATGTTTATCCATAGTGTTCCATCATCAGTTAGCACCTCCCTGACATCACGAAATAAATTTACAAGATTATCAATATATTCTTCTGGTGTTTCCTCTAGTCCAATTTGACTATCTTGTCTAATTGCACCACACTTTTCGCACACTGATTTATAAATTGCGTCTCCTACACCTAACATAGTATCGTGGTTTTTATGTCCTGTATTACAAGTCTCAGGATTAACTTTAGTGTCTCTCCTATGATTACAATTAGGGTCTCCTCCTACCCAAGTTGCTGTACCATAGTCACGAAGTCCATAATATGGTGGCGAAGTGACACACATTTTTACTGGTTCAGTTATTTTTGAAATTGTTTTTCTACAATCTCCGAATAATATTGTGTCCTTCAACTTATCAAGTCCTCTAATCCTAAAAATTCTTCCATATAATAGTCACAAGTGACTTCATAATATGCAGCTAGAGCTTCAATATCGTTGGCATCAATACCAACTTTTGCGAATAAATCAAGTGTTGAATCGTGCATTGTTTTAACTCATAATGTTTATATTATAGCATAATTAACTACGAACTATGCTAATTGCTGGCTGACCATCTTTGAATACAGTATCAACAACTGCCTGTACTTTCTTAGATGTACTAATACCAACCTTGTCATATACTGGAATACATACGAGACCAAATTGCTTAGTGATGTCTCCCTTACGAATGACTCGACCAATAGATTGACTAATACCAATGTAGTCCATTGATCTCAAAAACAATACTGCTTCAAGACCATTGACATTGATACCTTCTGATAATATACTGTGATGTAAAACTACAAATCTCTTGTCTGTTTTACCCCACGCATTGAGAGTATCAAAGAACTCTTCTCTTGTCACTTTTTGACCATCAATTACACCACCAGTTTTTGATGTATGTACATATAAGAGTAACCTCTCCATGCCAACTCACTAACAAACTTTGAGAGTGCAATTAGATTTACGATTTGCTTTGTTGATCTTGCACATATCAAAACTTTATCAACATCAACATCATCAATCGTTTCTATGATATGGTCACAATCTTTCTCATAACCAAATCTACTATCGTCAGTAACATCAATCTTTTTGACCACAACTTTAGGTGGTAAAATGTGACCTTCATCAACTAACTTAGGAGCTGGTACATTGCAAATGACCTGACCAAAAATGTCACTATCATTCATACCAACTTTCTTAGGTGTCAAACTGTGCTTTGGTGTTGCTGTAAAGAAATACTTTCTCTGTGCATATATTGAACAATACTCAACTGCTTCGATAAAGTTCTTTTGAACTGAGTTGTGTGCTTCATCAAAGTATATTGTATCAATCTCAATATCAAGTGATTCAGTAATTCTGTGTAGTGAATGATATGTTGTAAAGATCAACTGATTTCTGATACTGTTGTGATACCAGTTTTCAATCACTTCTGTTTTTGTACTGCTGAAGTGATGAGTCTCTCCACTATGAACGTGCATCACATCTACATTTGTGATATGCTCAAGAAAATCTGCTGATAATTGATTTGCAAGTAAGATACGAGGAGCAACAACAACAATAGTTTTTGATACGCTATTCATATCAAATCTATACTTTGCATCTTCGATCATACACATTGTCTTACCACCACCAGTGGGTACAATAATCTGACCTTTGTTGCACTGCTGCATAGCAACAAGTGAATCTAACTGATGTGAACGTAATTTCATCAAAATCTCATTAATACTATTAGTATAGCAATTCTGTTAATGGTGTGGATATTTTTTGTGACACCTTCTTAGGTGGCACATTCAACTCCTCCATTATGATTTGCTTCGGTAGGAAGTTCCAACAATAATAACTACTACTAAATGTAATCTTATCATTGTTTCTACCATCAGGACTTATAAACTTCATTCTCTTATCAAACATAAGCAACTGTAAATCTTTATCTTTGAATAACTGTTTAGGTGCTGAATCATTTAACCAAGTATTAGTCATGATTAATGCAAATGGTTTATTAAAAGATAATGCTCTCTCAAAAAACTTTCTCTTATCTGTAAATGGTGGATTAGAAACTATCATATCCCACTCCTCTGGTTCATAATCAAAAAAGTCTTGACCACTCTCCAGATGAGAACGAATAACTTTGTTTTGTTTTGATATTTGTATGACGAACTGGCTCTCTTCTGTATCAAAAGGACACCAAACTGTGGCATCTTTTGGGATATATTTAAGTATTGGTTCAACTCCATAGTCGGGTGTGTAACACTCATCATTGTTACCACTCGAATACATTAATTTACCACTATCTAATTCTTTGGCCATAATTCTCAATCTCTTTTTGTCCGATACTTACACCTATTCTAGGGTCTTTCTTGTGTGATGTACCCTCATCAAACTGCTTCTTAATCTTTGGTAATAATAACTTCAAGACATCATCACAATTTAATTTCCATACTTCCTCAACTTTACCCTCTTTGAATCTTGCATAGTAATGATTTTGATACTTACCAATCTTGTCCTCCACGATATATTTCTCTTGTTCTTCCCAAGAGTCTTGAACACTGATACCATTATATGTACCATTAACACTCTTACCTATAGTGGATTTGTATTCACAACCACCATCTTCATCTATTGCATCTTCTCCAGAATAATCATCTGCAACTTTATGACCTAATAAACCAGCCATATAAATTTCTCTTGAACGTGCATAAGAGAATGGGTCTCCCCAACCCTGTTCTTTACATAGGTCATACATTTGAACATACAGATCACGATACTTTTCTTCTGGTGTCATAATAAAATTGAATTACTCTCATTATAGCACGAAAAATCATCTGTGTAAAACGTTATGACAGTTTTTATATTGGATTATTCATTATCTTTTCATAAATTTTTTTCTTCTTTGACATCTAATCTCCATTCTTCCATATATTTTATAGTGAATGTTCTATCTAACGAATAATGACCATTTTTATCTTTTCTTTTTATGGGTCTCATAGCATCTTCGATATAATATCTTAAAATACTTTCAAATTTTTTAACTTTACCACTTATATTTCCTTTACCAAACCATTTAGTAATCCACTGATAACTAGAGTGATGCATGAGTGCAATTATATTTCTTTTATCTGGATTATCTTTCATGGCTTGTAGAAGAGCAAACTGACCTGATTTCCAACCTGCTGTAGCAATAGTTATAGCAATAGTATCGCCATCACTTTCTAATTCTGTTTTTTTCTTTTGCAATTCTTCCCAATTATCTGCGTGAGCTTTATCATTTACATAATGAATAAAAGTTTTATTCTCTCTTTTTTCTTCTCTTTCCTGTTTTATGTTGAACTCAACTAAATCCAAAATTCTGTTTATTGTTTTCGTATGAAACCCATAGTCCTCTCTCAAACAATCAATATTTGATTTTGATTTAATATCAATATTATAATCTTTTTTTCTTGATTCTATTTCTTTTGCTGCGTCAACTTCTTTGATTTCATCTTTTATAGTTTTTGCTTTTCTATTTCTTAAATTTCCAATATGTCTAGCATCTTCCTCAGTAATTCCATATTTTTTAATTACCGATTCTGGAACAAGTAACTCTTTCATATAGTCTAAATCTGCGTTTATACCTGCTTTTATTGTACAATTACCATCTCCTACCCTGTCTTTTTTATGTGGGTCATTTTTTAATTCAAAATTTTCCCACACTAAAACATACTGAGCTCCCATACCATCACCCTTGTCCTCTATATAACCCTGTATCTCTTTGATGTGATTTATGTCCTCCTCCAATCTAGTTTGTATAGAGGATAGTTTTGCTAATCTTGATGATTTACTAAATCTTGGTATTAGTTCACTCCACAAACCCATTTCATTCAATTCATCTTTAGTGTAAAGTGATCCATCATCTTTGCGTGGATTTTTAAGCACCTCATTAAATTTTTCAATTTTTTCTACAAATATTTTATTTTGTTCTCTATGTCTAGGATCTTTAAATCCTGATGGTGCTACACTCTTATTAAAAAATAAAGGATTTTTAGTCACATCATTTTCTTTTTGTAACTTACTTTCTAAATTTTGCATATCTTGTTTTATTCCATATTCAACTAATTTTAGTGATAATGGAATACCTGTCTGGAAAAGTTCTTTAAATTTTTTACAAGTAGAACTATTCCAATATTGTCCATCAAAAACCTCCTCATAATCTTTTAAAACGTGATACCCATTATACTTAC